TCCGTCATTGCTTGGCATATCCCAAAGCAAAGTATAGAAGTTTTTCAGTCTTGCGTAATCAGGTACGATCTGTTTCAATGGACCTTTCTTACTCTTCTTGACTGATAAGAAGCCACGTGGTGGCTCGATTCCGTTGGTAGCATTGCTAACAACAGAAGAACTTTCTGATGGCATCTGTGCCGACAGAGTTGAATTTCTCATTCCATGTTCTTTGATTTCTTTTCTAAGTTTTTCCCATTTCATTTTTAAACTAGTTGAACAAACGTCATCAAGATCTTTCTTGTAATGATCGATCGGTAACAATCCTTGTGCATATTTTGTTCTGTCAAAGTATTCGCACTTGCCTTTTTCTTTTGCAAGTTCTACAGATGCCTTGATCAGATAATATTGGAATGCTTCTGTAAGTTCGTGTACTATTTTTAAAGCACCTTTGTCGCTGTACTTGACTTGATTCTTTGCTAGATAGTGTGCAAGTCCTATGTAACCTATTCCTAGGCTTCTTCTTGCTTTTGTAGAAATCTCAGCCGCTGTCACTGGATAGTTCTGATAGTCAATTATCTCATCTAATGCTCTCACAGCCACTTCACATAATTCTTCAAGCTCACTTAGATCTTTAAGTGTACCAACGTTGATAGCACTCAAGATACATAAAGCAATTTCTCCGTCTCCGTCGATGTGTTGTAAAGGAACTGTAGGTAAAGTTATCTCCTGACATAAGTTACTCATTGAAACTTTGTCTTGGAAACTGCTGTGTGAGTTTGCGTGATCTATATTCATTATATAGATACGACCTGTCTCTGCTCTTTCCTGTAACAGTTTACCAAAAAGTACCTGTGCAGAGATTTTCTTCTTTTGAATTTTCTTATCTTTCTCATACTTGACATACAACGCATCAAATTCATCTGTACCAAATGCATCATAAAGACCTGGTGTATCATGTGGAGAGAACAAAGTTATTTCTTCATCATTCAACAGTCTCTCATAGAACAGTTTAGATAATTGTATAGAATAATCTAACTTACGTACTCTGTTGTCTTCTGTTCCCTTGTTGTTTTTTAGTACAAGTATGTCTTCAATCTCTTGGTGCCATATTGGAAAGTGTACTGTTGCACTACCGCCACGCACACCATTCTGTGTGCAACATCTCACAGTTGCTTCGAACTTCTTAAGGAAAGGAACAACACCAGTGTGTGCTACCTCACCACCCCTGATACGAGAATTGATTCCACGTATCCTACCTGCGTTGATTCCAATGCCGGCTCTCTGTGCAATATATCTTCCAATAGCCATATCACTTGAGAAAATACTAGGCAACGTGTCATCTACTTCAACTAATACGCAACTAGCGAATTGTCTAATTGGTGTTCTAACACCTGCCATCACAGGAGTTGGAATGTTGACTTTAAACTGACTTGTGGCGTTGTAATACTTCTTGATGTACTTCATTCTATCATCTTTAGGATAGTTCACGAAAAGTGTTGCCGCGATCATCATGTACATGAACTGCGGAGTTTCAAATATCCTGCCAGAACTTCTGTCTTGCACAAGGTACTTGTCAACCACTTGACGTAATCCGGCAAATGTGAAGTTAAGGTCTCTTTCATGTCTGATGTAACTGTTTAATTTGTTCCATTCATCGTCAGAAAATTTTGATAAGATTGATTTATCATATACCCCGCGTTCGATATTTGTGGCAACAAAGTATCGCAAAGGCACATGGCCTTCCGCTGGCATGAATTTTCCATATACGTGTTTCTGTAGGCTGAACAATAACAGTCTAGCCGCAACATACTGATAGTTTGGATTTTCAAGGTCGATCAGATCATTTGCCGACTTGATTAATATTTCTTGTATCTCATCAGTTGTCATTCCGTCTCTGAATTGTAGACCAGAATTCATCTCAACCTGTGATGATGATACGCCTGATAATCCTTCACAGGCCGCTTCTGTCATTTTATGAATTTTGTTGATGTCTAGTAACTCTTTCCTACCATCACGTTTTAAGATATACAAATCGCTTTTCTTGTTCATTTTTTTCTCGTCTTTAGTTTATATGCTTATTTTAGACTAAAAATCTAAAAGTGTCAAATCTTTTTCGCGAAAAGATTTCTAGTGGACAACTGTAATTATGGTAATAACCCCTAAGTAAACAGGAACTATAACTTAATCAGTTTTCCACCTTTGTATAACATAACTTAAGGTTGCATTTTGGGTAGAACTACCATTCGTGTAACGCAATCTAACTTTGCCTGAATTAACATCAGCACTAAAAGTTATGTCGTTTGTTGGATCCGTTTCTGTTCTATCATCAACATAATCAGCAGTGGTTCCATTGCTTATTACTCTGATAACACCTGTGGCTAGAGCTGAACCAAATTTGAAACTGTAATTCACAAACATGGTGTTTGTTTCAGTTAGATCAAAACTTGTGATAGTTGCTGTTGTTGACGTATTCATCGTCTGCTTCAATAATGCGTTCGGTCCAACATAGATATTGTTATTGAATTCTGGCTTAGAATCCTGTGTGTAAACTCTGATGTTGTTTGCCACAGTAGTCATTCCTGAACCTTGTGAAACGTTCAAGAAGTTTGATACTAGTTCCGCTTGTTTGGGAGAATCTGTTTCGACCAATAAATTACCATCTACTGCAAGTGATTCCGAAGGATAACTTAGGTTGGCAACTGTTCCTCTTATGAACACGTTTGCAGGAGTTCCCGATCCTGCATTTACACCTGCTGTTCCTATTGAGTTCAAACCGGCAAGTGTTGTTGAGATATTCGTCCTTGTGTTTTCAAAAACAGTAGTTGGGTATACGCCTGTACTGTAAGTGGCAACTGCTGGTATCGTTATATCTAAAGTGTCAGCGGCGTTAGTGGTAAATGTTCCTGTCACATTGCTCAGTCTAAAAACGTTTGGACTTGTACCTGGTGTCACTGTGTATTTCAACTGTCCCGTAGCACCACTGTTCTGCTGTGTGACCGTTACACCTGCTGTAATAGTTGGACCATAACTTCCTACCGAAGGTTGTCCTGAAAGTGCTATGTAAACGTGTTCGTCAGTGATGTCAACAAATCCAGTTCCAGTAGAGTAATCAACGTAAACATTGTTATTTGCATCTGCCACGTTTGCTGTTATCGATGGAACAGCAGTTGATATCTCATTCATGACTTCAGTTTCTGTCCATTTAGTAACTACTACCACAGAATTTGACTCTGGTATATTATTACTTGTAAAATTAATTCTAAGTGTGCTTGGTGCACTTGTACTCACTACATATGTGTCAGTTGCCATTGTGGTAGGCATACCATTCACATTAAATTTAGTAACTTGATAATCTGATGTATTTGCTGTTGATGTCTTACCTGCTGTGGGAAAACTCAAAGCGACATTGTTATTGAGTACTGTTGATAATGCGTCTACACCATTACCTTGAAAATCTTCTGTTCCTGATAAAGTAAAAGTTATTATCCTGTTGTCTAGATCACTCTGTGTTGATACCTGTGAATTCAAGTAATCGCCTACTTGAACCATACGGTTCTTTGAACTCTGATTACCACCACCTATGTATAATTCTCTAGTGTCTGTGGCAAAACCTAATTCACCTTCCGCTAGTGGCTTTGGTAAATCGGCTTTGTTTCCTCTACGATTTTTAAGTCTTACAAATGTTGTTGTCATATTCTAAATACCTTAACTGTATTATTTAGCGATTTTATAAAACTGTTCCACTCTGTCAAGCCACATATCATTATACTTCCTAAATTCTGCTTTTTCCACTAGGAATTGCTGGTATTCACCGCTGTGTGACACTATAAAGATAAGCCCTGCGTTAATATCAGTGCCATACACTTCGTTGTGTGCTAGGGCATATGCGGCACACTGCATGAAGTATTCTTCGATCCATTCTTTCTTTTTGACTTTCCTAGAAGTTTTAAAATCACCTATTACAGGTTGTCCGTTCCATACACAAACCATGTCGGCCGTTCCAGCATACAAGTTTGGGAAACATAAGTTTTGCTCTATCGCCCATACTTCATCTACCTTTGATAGACCTTTGTCAATTATGATATCACTTAACTTTTTCGCTTCTTGATACACCATGTTGCCACCGGTGGGTCTTGGTTGGCCTGTTATGTAGTTCTCTAGATGGCTGTGTGTCACTGTTCCGAGGTTTGCTGATTCTGTTACTATACGTTGTGCTTCGGCTTTTCCAACCCTACGCTTCCATTCATTGAGAGCAGTCATGTCTTTGGTCGCTCCAAGTATGGTTGTCACGCTGGGAACAGCATTACCGTTCTCTCCAACGTAGAATCTTTTACCTTCTACTGTTGTTCTTTTTAATTTTGTGTATTGGAATTTTTCAACAAGTAATGACACTACGTAATATCTCTATCAATGGTTTTCTTTGCCATCTTGGCAACTTTTTTAGCATTATCCATTGTAGCATCATTATCGTACTGTGTCAAATCATTATCTTGGTTTAGGGTAATTTTCTGAGGATTTATGCTTTTTACCATTTTATTATTTTTGAATAATCCTGCAAGTGACTGCGGTGTCACGCTGTAACCCATTTGGTTTAGCTCATCAACCATAGACTGTGTGTCTATCTCATTTTCACCATTTGCAGAAGCCGTCATGATAAGATTAGTTGCGTCTGCACTCAACTTATCAAAATAGTTCTCTGTGATTTCTTGGATACGCATTATGCTTTCTTGGCTCGGCCAAGTGGCTCATCTTCTGGTCCTGAAGCTGAATCATCTCCTGAAGCTGGCTCATCTAATTCTAATGAGTCATCATCACTTGGTGTATCCATGTCAGTGTCCATAGAACCGTCTGCATCAGTATCCATAGTAGAGGCTGGTTGTTCGCCTTGTAGTGTTAGTACTTCGTTCTGTGCTTTCTCTTTGGCTTCTCTGGCACCATCTAGCAAACCTTGAATTGTTGCATTCATGTTATTGCTAAAATTAGCGGCCGCATCTGCGCCAAACTCGTATGTCATTCTGTCGACTAGAGCACCTAACGTTTCGTTTTGCATTTTACCTAAATCTTCAATTATCTGTTGGAACTCATCTACCATCTGCTGACTTGCTAAAACTGTTTCAGCTTTTTCTAAATCTTCTTGTTCCTTCACTGTCTCTTTTTCATTAGACTCTGGCACAGGAATTTCAGTGTCAACACTGCCTACTGGGCTGTCTTCACCATCTGCGTTCTGCATTTGGTCGACTGCTTCATCTGGCACCTGTCCTATCATCAAAACTATCGCTTCTGATAGCAATATGTTCTTTGTGTAGTCAGGATGTGTGTGGTATGAGTTGAAAGGAAGACTGTTTTTCAAAGACTCTCTTTGAGCGTCTAGGTCTGCTTTCACTTGAAATAACTTCTCAACATCGATCTTGTCAAATACTTTGAAGCCATATGTTTCTTCTAACCAATGATTTATTCTGGAAATCTTGGTTTCATATGTAGATTGTAGGTCATTTAATTTCATAACAATTTTATTTATGCTTTCTTGGCATTTATTCTGTGTTTGTACTGGGCGTTAACAACTTGTTTAACCACGTTTAGCTGATTTTTCAAGCCATCTATGATAGGATTGATGGCTTCTTTCTCTAAATCCGTAGTGTTTTCGCTGTTAAATTTCCTAGTGTTTTCACGAATAGAATGCTGTAATTGTGAGTACTGCAAGTTGTTTTTCAGTAGCTCTTGGTTGATTTTAGACTTTTTATTGTGACCATCCATTGTGTTTGCGGTCAGTAAAAAAGCGATCTCATAAAGATAGATGTCATAATACAGCAATGTCTCTGTTTGTATTTCCATCACGTCATATGTCGTTATACCTGTCTTTTCATCTGTGTACTTGTTTATGTGATATTTGTCAATTTCAACTCCTGAAGGTGTCTTTGTTGTTTTCAATGACAGGCCAAAAGATTCATCATCAATGTGATTAATAACTGCTCTCTTGATCAGATCACCCAATTTGTCTTTCACATTTTTTAGATTGATCGCTGTCTGCTTTGACTGTTCTTTTACTCTGTCAAAACGTGCAATCTCATCTTTGATGTGTTGTAGATAACTGGCTGGTATACCATCGTACTTGAACAGTGTTCCAATCAACCTGAAATGTTCCAAGGCTGATCTTGCTGAACTGTACTTTGGATATTCTTTATTTTTGTATGTTTTCGCTGTTTGTGTCATTTTCAAAATTTAATATCTTCTCTATTTGTTTTATATTACTAGATCTTACGCTAGAAATCAAGTTAAAATAATCGCCAAGACGCAATTTTGTTAATTTTTCTAGAATTTCTTTTTCACTTCTATTGATTAACGCACTTATCTGTTTGCTTAACTGCTCTTTCTTGCTAAGGTCTTTGACCATTTTATCCATGTTCTCTTTAAAATCAGACATTATCTTCTTCTCAATGACTTGTTCATTGCCGCAACTCTTCTGGAAGCGGGGTTGAATTTCTTTGTAAATTTAATCTTTCTCTGAAGCCTAGCACCCATACGTGCCTTCATCTTCTTCATAGTCATACGCTTTTTGAGATCCAAAGGTGCAGAACAAACGCTCGGGTTTGACACAATCCTGCCTTTTTTACGGCCAAAACTGCAACGATATTTCTTGACTACTTGCTTGCCTTTACGGCCAAATATCATTTTTGTTTCAACCATTCCTATTAGATCGCTTATAAGCATATTATCTTTTCTTCCTACTAATCTTTACCGGACTACTTCTTCTTGTTTTCTTTACTCCAACGTTTAATTTTTTAGCAATTTTACTTGTTGGATTGTATTTCTTTGTGTATCCTGCTCTCGCACCTTGTATACCTTTTTTCTTGGCTCTTGTTGATCTAAAATCCATTCTTTTCTTGATATTAATCGGAGCCGAACAGGTCGCCGGATCTGCCACCATTCTTCCTTTCCTAGGACCAGTGGTACATCTGTATCTTCTCTTTACTTGGTTCTTATATTTGCCAAATATCTGCGGTGTTCCTGTTACTTCAAATATCTTCATGTTATAGTGCTTTTCCAAATACTGTTGTTAGCAAGATAGTCATCAGCGTGAAAAACATTGTTCCTGCTGTCCACATAATAATTTTTTCTATCTTTGCAAAACCTTTTTCCATGTTGTTTTCCATCTTGTCTATGTGTGCTTCAACACGGTCAAATCTTGAATTAATTTCTTCATGCCTTTCACGGCTTAACGCCACGTGTACTTCTAGACTACTATGCTCTAGTGCATCTGTAGTAGGTGAAACCTGTGTGGCCGGTTTTGGTGGTATTCTGTCCATTATATTTCTGCTCCCTAAAACTTGGTTATCCAAGTATTAGTATTTACTCCTTGTGTGCAAATAGTATCTGCAAACATAACCAGGTTATCTAATCTTTTCTTTAAAACACCCACAGCATCACCATTTTGTGCGAACAGATCTGGCTGTTCCACACCAAATTTGAACTCATATGTGTCTTTGGCTCTTGTTGGTGCTGTGAAAAATAAAATCTTTCCATAGATTCCGATCAACTGTTTCATGTGATCAAAGTCTTTTTCACTGTCAGACTGCACATCAGGACCTTTGTATTCTATCGGTAATTTTGTTGATACTTTGTATACTTCTAGAGAATCTCCGACCTGCAGGTAGTTGTGCTTTGTGGAATTGTATGAATACATTATCTCTTTGCCCCAGCGGCAACATTCTTGGGCAGTTTCTTTTGATTGACAGTGACTCTGTTTTTCAATTGTCTTTCTTTGGCCATTGATTGTAGTATACCATAAAGTTCACTCTTTGGCACACTGCCTCTCAAGTATTGCTCAATCTTTATTACTATGTTCTGTCTTTCTTTTTGTTTCAACTTGTCGTAATCAGTTACTAATCTTCTCACTTTTTTCAGAACCGACTCGTTGACTTTCAGTTCTCTTTCAAATCTCATCAAAGTCCTTGTCAGGTCAGGCAGACTGTCTCTGGATAAGATACCTAACATTTCTCTCATGGACATTGCATTGGCTTGTAATCTTTCAACATACTGTTTGCTTGATTCATCATTTTTAAACTGTACTATCGATCCTGTTCCCATGATACTATGGATCAGTAGATATAAATCTGTTCCATTGTTCCTGAAGAAGTTAAAGTTACCATAACTTCCTGTCCTCGAAGCATACTGCTGAGACATTCTTTTATATTTGAATTCGTTGTGCATCAATATCAAACCTAAGAAATACGCATAGATGATATTACCCACATCGTTAGCACTGTAATTTCCTAAATCTTGTCTCGATCTAAATGCTCTGCTTTCAGTGACAGTATTAACAAAAGATAATTCCAATCCTTCTTTTGCAAAATTTTTCCTACTGAAATCTAATCTGTCGACAATTTTTATGGCTTTGCCAACCCTGTCAACTGCTACAAATCCTTCTTGATCTCTCACAACATATTCGTCGCCTTGTATTTCAAAAGCATCAATGGCTTTGATGTTTTTTAGTTTTTGATATATTGTGTTCTTGATCGCTGTCAACTTCAACCATAGACTGTACCATGATTGTATATTGTTCTTGTTTGCAAAATAAGATTTTTTCCATTGCTCTAGAGCTACCAGTTTTCTTTGTCCTGCTAGTCCTTCTCTCCCAGTTTTCAGTTTCTCAATTTCTTTCTCTATCCTTTGTTCATAATCACTTGCAAAGTTGTTAAAGAATGATGTAGGATCTTGTTCAATGGCACCAGCTCTGATCATGTTGTTGTGATTGGCATGGATCAGTTCTTTTAACTTTTTAGCAGGTATCCCTGTTGACTCAAACCAACTGAATATATCACCCGCCTGTTGTAGATGTTTCTTGGCTTCGTTGATTGCTTTCTGTATTGCTTGGAACTCACCTGTTGTTAAATTCACGATACCAGTGTAATCTTTTATGTAAGCATCATCAAACCAAACGCTTGATGTTTTCTGTAGGCCTGATATGTCGACATCAAAACTAGCATTCATGCTGTCCAGGCTTTCACCCGAGTATGCTGTATGGAAGACAACTCCAATTTTTGCATTCTGCATTGCCTCTGCTGTTTCACTTCCAACTGGAACTGCGTAAGTTATTGTGTTGGGTTTGAAGGCAACGTATGACTCGCCCTTGTAAGAAATTGTTTTAAGATCACCTGATGTAAAAAGTAAATCTCCTTGTAGAACATTTTCAATGCCTAATTTTGATAATTCAGCAAGTGCCACTTTTAACTTGGCACGAAGACCTGACTTGTCTTTGGTCTCACCTTTTTGTACTGTGTCTGCATGATTGGCATCAATGTCTTCTGGTGTCTTGTTTAACTTTGCATCTTTGTTGAACACACCTTTTGTGCCCACAAAGAATTTTCCATCTGCGGGATCTTTACCACAGAATATAGCAGGACTTCCATCCCACTTGATTGTCAATCCGTTAAATTTCTTGCTACTGCCACTGCTCGCCAACTCTGCGAGATTGTTCAAATACTCAATGGCTTTTGATGCACCTTCTTTGCCTTGGAAGAGTGCTAAATCTTCTAGGTGTGTTAGGTGGAGATTTGGATCTTCTTTAAGTAGTTCATTTGCTTTCATCTTCGTTCAACTTTTTTATTCCACGTTCAAATTTTCTAGGGTCTTGTGTCTTAATGCTATTTACGAATCTCTTTACAAGGTCGTCTGCAACGTTCTCATCATATGACTCATATATCATTTTAGTGATATTGATTGCTGAAGTGATCACATGACTAGCCCTAGTTTCCACGACATTATTCACATCGGTTCTTGGAACTACTTTGCTAATTTCTTCTAATATTGAACGTGTTTGCTTTCTCATGTTAATTATTTATTACGTAAAATAACAAAATAAACACATCATACTACTCGTCGAACTGCTGTGACTGTGCTTTTAGCAGATCTCTCAGTCCTTTTGCCATTTCTGTCTTCTCGGCAACCGCACTAGCCTGGGTCTTATTTGTTACTGTTGAAGTCCTTTTCGTCAGTGTTTGTGCTATAGATTCTCCCGATGCTGGCATTATATTCACTCCTTCATCGTCCTCATCCAAGTCAGTAATCCTTAATCTATCAACGTCAAATGCTAGATCAATCTTACTTCCTACGCCACCACTGGATCTTGTTTTAATTAACTGTATCTGATACCTACCACGTTCTCTCATGGCTCTACTTGTGAATATACCAATCAAGTTGTCAGCAGTATTAATCTTACTGATACCACCTGCAATATGGCTCTGGTCATATTCTACTTCTTCGATAGCACCCCTGTTTAACTGAGATGCTGTCACTAATACTATCTGTTGTTCTACTGCAAAGTTCCTTAATTCTTCAGACACAAATTTATCTTTGATAAACATATCTGCTGGAGAAATCTTTTTGTTAACCGGAAACATCAGATCTAAGTAGTCCACTAAAACGACATCTGGAGCAACACCTTTCTGTATCGTAAACTCTTTTACGTAAGATCTGATATCATTGGTGTTAGATCCAGAAGGCATATACTTGATCTGGAACGATCCACCTTGCTTCTGTCTTTTTAGTTTTACTGCTAGTTCTACTTCGTCAATCTTTTTGAAAATTTCATTTGTTGGTACACCTGTTGTCATGGAGTCAACCCTCATTGCACTCAGCTCTTCACTTAATTCAAAAGTAAAGTAAATGACATTTTGTCCTAGCTCTAAGAAGTTCATTGCAATGTTTTGTAAGAATAAACTCTTACCTGCACCTGAACTACCTGCAAATATATTCAGCTCTCCTCTATTGAATCCACCATAGAGCTTCTTGTCCAAAGACTTCCAACCTGTGCTTACTTGTCCATTGCTGTCTTTGAGTTTCATCAATCTAGCTCTAGGATCTTCAAAATAATCTGTACCTAGATCTTTAGTTAATCCTATACGAACTGCTTCTTTGATTTTATCTTCTACAGTTCCATATTCTGACCTTTCTAGTAAATCAGCACTTTCAATGATTGCTTTTTCAAGTGCCTTGTGTCTACAGAATGTTTCAAATTCATCTAAGAACCAATCCTTTTGTGCTTCATCTAAGTTAGGTACAGGAGTAAAATCAATTTCACACTTTGCTTTTATCTGATCTATCGTTGGCAGTGACTTATATTTGTCAGCAAGATCAATCAACATTTCTACTGTGTCAAAATACTTTTTGCTGAAGTAAGTTGGACTGATAATGTTCCTTGTCCTTACAAAAAGCTCACTGTCAGTTATCATGAACTCTATGAATAGTTTCTGTAAATCGTCTGTGTATACTGTTGCCATATTATTACTATACTATATTAATCTCTATTTCGCAAGTATTTCCAACTGTATGGAAATTCCTCATTGCAGAACTTGTCAATTCCATTGGCTATTTCTTGTGTTTCCAACTGTGTGTCTTTGGCACAACGCAGATCACAAACTCTAGCAAACGCATACAAAGTTCCTGTCCAGTACCATTCAGTCATCATAGACTGTGGTAAAACCATCCTAGCCATCTCTGGTGCTACTCCTTCATTCAATAATAAATTGTAATAAACTTTACAACCATTAATGTACCTGTTGTAGTATTCTTCATCTGTTTGTACCTCGCCCGAGCTACCTTGTTTGCTGTCCTCAGGTCTGCCTCTCCAAACTTCAGGTGTATGGAACTCTGGTTCGTAGTCCACATATCGTCTCGAGATTTCATTCCAACTCAGACCCACCTGGTGCTTGACCAACTGTCTGGCAACAAACACAGGAGCCTTTATCCTAAATTGTAAAGTGCAGTGTGCGAATGGTGACCAATGATTGTGTTTTGCTAGATACTTGATCAACTTCTCATCTGATGCATCCATCACTTCTTTGTTCTTACCATAGCTCACCCTGGCCGCATTGACCACAGTCAAATCACTACCCATTTTATCAATTAGTTCTACTCTCATTATACTCCTACTCCAAATAATTTTAAAAGTTCTAACACTGCTCTGTTCTCATATACTATCTCATACAACTCTGTCACTGTTACCTGTAGATCAATTATCTGATATGCAAGATATAAGTTAGACAGACCTAATACAAATACAAAAATGATTAGTAATCGTTTTTCCATTAATACGTGGATACTATCTTGTCAGCAATACCATACTTGACTGCTTCCTTGGCACTCAACCAAACGTCCTCTGCTGGTAATAGTACTTCCCTGATTTTCTTTTCTGACATTCCAGTACATTTTTTGTAGTGGTCTATCATTCTTTCTGTGCTTAATTCAAATTCTCTCACTCTTGCAAATAGTTCATGTTCTTTACCAGCACTACCCCAACTGTATTGGTGTGACAAAATTGACGTGTTTGGTGTTATAAATCTTCTGCCTTTTGTTCCTGACATGAAAGTCAATATACCGCAACTGGCTATCATTCCTAGTCCTATTGTTTTTACAGGTATAGCAGATCCTTTCATAGTATCTATCAAGGCAAACGCACTGTGAACCTGTCCGCCTGGGGAATTAATCACTAGAGTAATTTCTTTCGGTCTTTCTCTCTGTGGCAGTAAGTTCTTTTCAATGATCATGTTAATCACTGGTTTTGTCGTTGTGCTGTCAAAGTGATCACTGAAATAAATTATTCCACTTTCGTACATCAGTTGTCCTGGTTGTACAGGAGGTTTGGGCATTTGTGCCTGTGTTGTTTTTTTGTTGTTCATATCTGTTTTCATTATGCTACTCCAATTTTTTTATAAACTTGAATTTTTGCTTTGTTTGAAACTGCACTATCTATAACAGATTTCAAAGTATACAATCTTCCATATTGTTTAACTGCGTCGGCACAGTCTTTAATGCCAGATCCCCATTTAGGAAAACTGACCATCCAGTTGTTTTCAACAGCCACATCAATTAAATTACTACCCGACTTGTCTCTGTCAGGACAAACTATTATTGTTTTTCCTGTAGCATTTATCAGATCGATTTGACCTTGTGTTAACTTGTTACCTAATGAGCTCACTGCGTTTATAGATAATGCGTCTAACACTCCCTCAGTTATTATAACATACTTTCTATCAGTATGTAAATTATCAATATTAAAAATGTATCCAGGTTGTACATCACTGTAATACTTTGGTACATTTGGAATATCTTCAATTACTCTGCCTGTGTATCCAACTATTTCTCCTTTGGCCATGAAAGGCACAAGAAGTCTTTTGTTGATCTTCATATACGGATCAGGACTCCAGTAAAAGTCTTTGTAAAATTCTAAATCTCTATCCATCACATATTTGTAGACAAATAACGCATCAGCAGGTGGACTATCGTCATTGATAACTTCATTTAATAGTCTAGCACCTTTTGGCAATTGCCTTGTTTTGAATTCTGTCACGCTCTCATATTTCTTACCAATTTCAATATCAGCGTCTTTTAACTTCATGGCTTCGAACTGAAGTTCTTTCACTTTCTGTTCGCTCACTCCAATTTCAACAAGCAAGGTCTGTAACTTTCTACCAATCAATCTACCAGGAGTAAATGAAGCCTTGTAGTTACAGTTGAAACAATGATAACTCACGACATCACTGAATTTAAACCCTCCCCTGTGTCTTTTGTCTGGCCTTGTGTGTCCTTGTTTGGTACACATTGGACAATTTATTGTGTGCCAACCACTGGGAGTCTTTTTAGTGGTGCCACTAATTGCTGTCAAGATTGTAGATTGCAAGTTCATAATGTTATTGTACACTAAACTTTGCTAGAAGTCAACAATTATGCTTTGAAACTCATAGTACCAACTCCTTCTGTACCTAGTTTAAAGTTGGTTTTTTCTGTGGGGTCCACGCTCGCACTATACATTTCTTCTATGATAGTGTAGAAATTTTTCCTTGAATTAAGAACGTTGTGCCATATAGACTTGTTGAGATGCAATGAAGACACAGCCGACAGTTGCATATTTTCGTCCATGTTCCTAGTTTTTGATATCAGCCCTTCGTTCACATAAAAGTTTCCATTCATGGCTATGGATCCAGGAACGACCTGGATATCGTGATCAATCAGTTCCTTCATATAACCTTCATCCAGATCAATGTCAGAAGCACACACAACCACTTTGGGTTTCATATCGATCAATTCTTTTGCGTACTCTCTGTTGATGTAACGATCCGTCACCAGCACGTCAAAACCAAATGCCTGATAAGTCAAATTCTCACTGTCCTGTTTTACAATTTCAATGAAATCGTTTTTAGTGAAGTTGTCTCCGTCAAAACCCACTTTCTTGAATCCTGTTTTCGTAGCACAGGCCACTAGACAGTTGTACAGTGACACGTAATCTGCTTCAAAACATTCTATATCTTCTGGCCATGACTTATACAGTTTAGAATTTAAGTTTCTATATAAACTGTTATCCAACGTTGATGATGGATATAAGAGATAATCTTGTTTCAGCAAGAAAAAATTCAGCAACTGCGACAGTGCTTTGTCTTCTAACTTACCCCTATCGCCAAAATCAGTGGCCACAACAGCCACACCTAGATCTATATCTTTAGTAGAAAATATCAGTCTAGTGTGTTCATTTTTTATGGCACGATCCACACGCTTCTGGAAATTTTCTTCACTAACGTAATCTGTCGTTATGATCCTACGCTTTACTGGTTCACCCAGATCAACAAAAGAATAACATCTCTTGTCTAGGGGCGATATATTTTGTAGGGCTGTGGT